GTTTCCTCTGCGTGTCAAAAAAACCGCTTATCTTCGCACCTTTCGAGAAATTACACCTACCGCACATAGTTAACAGGTTATCTAGGTCGTCCGTGCCGCCCTTAGATATAGGAATGAGATGATCCACAGTTAGATTCTGGTCAGCTCCGCACACCTGGCACGAATACCCATCACGAAGCTTTACAGACGCGGCTATCTTGCGCCATAACCTAGTGTTACCACCTTCACTTCGAGCGCTCTTAATAATGCTTCACCTTCTTAAATCTATCCCACGCTTTACACGTTGAACCGTATCGTTTATCTATGTACTTTAACCCTAAATCTATCTGTAAATAAGGGTTAGTCTCTGTCATCTTTAGTAGCTGTGGTATTCCGAATGCTGTTGATTTCTTGTTATTCGCTTTAGGATTCCACTTAGATTCTGCATTCCAGAGTAACTCTACACATCTAAATTCATTAGCATTCATTAGCTTTATATGCGTATAAACCTTATACATTTCAATATCTTTAAGGAGATCGTGTGCGTTACTTGTTGTCATTCCTGTAAAGATAAGCGTCGCCGTTAGTAGACAATAGATCCCCCGTGAGATCCTCCGCGAGCTATCGCGCATAGCGGCTCGCGAACCGAGACTGATCGTAGCAGTAGTGTCAATAGATGGATTCATAACCGCAGGTCAGACGGTGTGTTGAAGTTCATTTATTGTCTGCCTTCCTAGATATTCCGTAAAGACGGGCGGTATAGCTTCTACTAATTCCGTCCATATAGCCCATTCAATACCCATAACTTCTCTGGCTTCAAATATAGTTTTAGCAGTTTTGCCGCCATTAGGAATCTCATCATTTAATGACCCATAGACTCCGACTGGGCGACCTTGCTTCTTATGATTGCATACTGAGCCAGTAAGTTTTATATTGCTCTCGAAGATTCTATGGCGTCTGACCTTCAAGTTGAAAGCCGAACCGCATAACATTATCGGATCAATTAACGGACTTCCCATAACGTTTTCTATTATGAAAGGTTTAGAAGATTGAATTAAACCAGCTCTAGTCTCTGGAATTAAATCTATTTTAGACGTTGACTTACCTTGTGCGATTCGTAGATTCTTAGTTATTGAATGAGTCTGACACGGTGGCGAAGCGTGAATGACATCGAATCCATTAAGAAATTCAATATCTGCCAATACATCTAAAACATTAGCCCGAATGTAATTGAATGGGTACCTTTTACCGTGTTTTAGATCGACCCCAGTAACATCAAATCCAGCGCGTGAGTAACCCATAGAAGCCCCACCTACCCCGCAATATAGGTCAAGTAGTTTCATCATCTGGAACCTTCTCAATTCCCACAACGCCACAACCGTAGCACTCCACGCACGCAAGACCTTTAGGCATTTCGCCGAATTCTAAAATTACCTTATGCGGCTTAACCTTCTTACAGATCCGACATTTAAGATCATACATCTGGACTTCTGGCATATAGACCACCGCTTTACCTTCTCGCGGAAATATAGCTTCTCGTCCATCTTCGAATTTCATAAACATATCACCCATTTCCTACACCTTCCTTCTTGAAATCAGCTTTAATTACTTTCAAATAACTAACGGTTTTAACTACGCTACCCGTATCTTTGAACTGGCTGGTCTCTGGTAAGACCCGACGTTCCCACGTTAAATCCATTTCTCTAGTTATTTTCCAGCCATAGATACCCATTGGCGTAGAATTGATATACCAGGCTTCAAATCCTGTCCGCTCTGCGTTATCGACTAGAACATCGAACTTAGCCTTTTCAATAAGTAACATTTTGTAATGAGCGCCCCTGCATTTAAGCTCTATTAGGTGCTTGGATTCATAAGAAGCGCAGTCAGTACCAGCGAATTGATCGTAGCCAGAAGATAATAAATCTGGGTAGACGTGTTTTTTAAGATAGTCAAATAGATCGGATTCGGTTTTCAAGACCTACCAGCGTCCTCGATGGCGAGCGCGTAATCCTCTGGACTGAGCCACTTACCGCCCAGCTCTTTGTACCAGATAATCTGACATTGATAAGCTTTTTTTAATTCTGTACACGCATAACCAAGATAAGGCTTTTTAGTTTTATCTGATACGCCTTCCTTCTTGATCCTGTAACCGTGTTCGCATTTAGGCTGTTCGCCAATTACTTCGGCTCCTAGAACGCTACCTAACGCGTCTAACGCTTCGCTAACGTGTGGACTATCTTTGACCTGGCGACCTTTAATCGGCGCTCCAGCGGCTAACCTGCCTATTTCATACGGTGTAAGTCCGACCGCCTTAGCTTGCGCTAGATTGACTGGCGTAGATTCTAAGCGCTCCGCCTTTTCCATATCCTGCCGCGTGCTTCTAGCTGTATCGCTTGGAGTAAGCGCACCTATTACGCGACCGTAGGCGCTAGTAACGCAGTTCTCGACGAAGAAGTTAGCGTTTACGCCGTGAGTAGCTTTAATTTCAAAAGCGTAATCAATGGCGGCTGGCTTCTCATCTTCATAATTCCGATACGCCAGAGCCTTAATAAGAATATAACCAGCCTTTAGATCAACATCTTCTATGAATGCTTCAAGTCTGCCTGTTGGAAATTCTGATCTAAATCGTTTAATTCTTGAATTGACATCTTCATAATCGGCAAGGTTAAACATCTTTGCTAACCTTCTTTCCGCGCATAAAGCCAGCGGTAAAGCCTATTTCTTTTCCTATGGCTAGACCTTTTAAGTAAAAGAATCTTCCCGACAGTCCTGCGATTATCGCCATATAGACGAGAATCTGTATCTCTAGTCCTCTGTTCATTTCTGCTCCCGTGGGAACGTTGACTGCGCTCCCAGAAGTAGAATCCCACCGACCACCGACATTCGCAAGGTTAGGCTTCGGCGAGTCTTTTAATCTTCTCTTAGAAGTAGCGTATAGACGTGATCAAGCCTGGCTTCTATACGGTTGACCTGATCTTTAAGAGAAGCTCCACCATTCGGACGAAGCTCTGAAAGTATGGCTTTCACGATAAATCTCATCGCCGAATAGACAGCAGTTAGAATCGCTATTACGCATAGAATAACCGCCGTCCATTCGGTGATAGCCATTCTACTTCTTGACTCCGAATGCGGAATCTTTAGGATTTAGGTAACGCATTATCATCGGAATAATCGCGGCAAGCCCAGAGTAAAGCACGGCTTCGGCGTCGAATCCCACGACCACATATGTCGCCAAGCTTGCGGAGAGAAAACTTCTGCCCCACGAAGCCATTAACGGTTTAAGTGTTTTCATTTTTTTACTGCCTTTCCTTTAGGTTTTGGAGCTTCGACGAGTGGAATCTCGCCGACATAAGTTACGAAGCGAATTCGCCCGTAACCCACGATTGGAGAGCCGTCTCCCGTTTTACGCTCTTTAACTAAAACCATTCCGCCATTACGTTGATCCTTATCATCGCCGCCAGTATTGCCTTCAATAGTTGTAACCGAATTAGTGTGAACACTTGCCACGATTCCGACGTGAGAAATACGATCCACGCCATCGTGCGGAAAATCCATAAAAGCTATATCTCCCACTTGCGGCTTCTCAGTAAAAAATCGACCGACTTCTTTTAATCTATGCGCTCCTATAGCTGTTGCAACCATTGATGGAAGCTTTACGCCAGCCTGGCTAAAGCACCAATTAACGAATGATCCGCACCACGGCAAGCCATCGGCTTTCATATATTCGCCATATTTAGTTATATTTTCTGGCTTTTCTATATAGCCGATTTCCGCCACGGCGACTTCGATAACCTTCGCGGCTGTACCTAATGGGATTACGCTAGTCAACGGCTTCCACCTCTGGCATTATCCATCGGCAAGTAGTTTCATCTAATCCTAAATTGCCCTCTGGTTCTGGCGGAATAAACGCGTCTCTGACTTTGTCATAAGAATATCCAATGCCAGCATAATTAAATCTTATGCGGTTATTGTATGAAGTGCGTTTACATAATTGACCTCTGAAATTGCCGTACCAAGTTTCGGGGTCTAAACCTTCGATTAGTTCGGTTTCATCAATGCCTGTAATAACTTCGGTAACTATTCCATCTGTGATAAATGCGTAGTGTGCCATCAGACTGTCACCGTTCCTGTTCCAGCGGTGAATGTGTAAACTTTAAAACCTGTTGGCGTTGTTTTTGTGTAAGTTAAACCGCCACCGATAGAAGTCAAATCTAAAAAAGTATCCGCATATTTAAGAATTACAACACCAGAACCGCCAGAACCCGCAGTTGCATTTACCCAAGCACCGCCACCACCGCCGCCTGTATTTACTGTTCCAGAAGTTCCTGCGCCGCCTGTGCCAACCCCGCCCGCACCGCCGCCGCCAGCACCGCCAGCGCCAGCTCCACTTGGGTCAGCAGAACCGCCACCACCACCGCCGCGAGTCACCGCACTTCCGCTAATAGATGATGAAGTTCCTGCGCCACCAGCACCGCCCACATAAGTATTAGCACCATTTGCGCCTACTGCGCTAGCACCACCGCCACCAGCACCGCCTGTTGTAGAACCACCAGCACCGCCATTGTTTCCTTGCCCCGAAGTACCTAAACCGCCAGATAATGCTCCAATGCCCGCACCACCGCCACCAGAACCACCAGCACCGCCAGCGGCTTGACCGCCTCCATATCCACCAGAAGTCGAAGTGATAGATGAAAAAACGCTGTTATTTCCTGCTGTTCCATTTCCAGTAGTGCCAGAATATCCTGCGCCACCTGCGCCAACGGTTACCGTAAAACTGCCACTTATTGAAAAACTAGAAGCAGCCCGATAACCGCCCGCACCACCGCCGCCGCCCGCATAAACTCCTCCACCGCCGCCGCCCGCAATAACCAAGTAATCAACCGCAGTTGGCGCGGTTGCTGCGACTTTCATACTACTCGCCATAATTCCTAGAATTGGTGTCATTAGGAAAGGTCGCCAAATACTATCCAAGAGTTAGCGGCTAATTTTTTTATAGTTGCGCCGCTGTTGGCAACGCGTAGTTTTGGAGTTGCGCTAGTTGCTCCAGTTGAAATTACGGTTGTTGTTCCCGGGGTAACTGCTCCGATTGTTGGCTGACCTGCGCCAGTTATCCAAAACACATTAAACTCTGTGCCGACTGCAAAATTGTATGTGGCATCTGTTGGGATATTGAATTGTTGTGTTGCAGCGTTATTCATTGAGAATAGGTTGTATTCATCTCCTGCAACGAATGTGTATGCCGCAGTCTTGGCGGTGTAGCTAGATGCTAAAGAAAGTGCGACCGCGCCGCTAGATGCTCCGCCTGATAAGCCCGAACCCGCTGCGGTAGTTACTGCGGTTATATCGCCCTGGTCATTATTGATCCAAGTAAACGCCATATTAGTTCCGCTAGTTTTGGAAAGAATCTGTCCAGTCGTTCCGCCTAGTAAATACTGCATAGACGTATCGACGCCCTGACCGAATACCGCAAAATCCGCTGGGAGATCAGTTACCAAGTCGGTAGCCGTCGGCATAACCCAGCCGAAGTTAGTAGTTGGATTAGCCATTATTTCTCCTTAATTGACGACTAAGGCGTGCGCCCAGTCGAGTGTACCCGATAGCGTGTTCCAGTGTTCTGAGACACTCACTTCACTCCAGTCCATCGCTTGAAGGCTAAACGCTATCGGCGATAAGAAAAGAGTTAGTGAAACTTGGTTATAGCTGGTCGAGAATTGCCAGCCTTCAATAAAGCCCTGAAAGCTTCCCGAATTCATATTTAACGGCAAGTCCGAAAGATTGACGGGCTGACCCATAAAAACATTGAGAAGTGAATCGCGGTCGGCGTTGCCTATTTCTGGATTAGTTAGCGCGTAAGTAATTGATTCGAAATTAGCCTGCGGAGTCGCGCGAAGTGTTAAATAAAAGTTAGCCTGGCTAGTTGCGTCGGCTGAGTGCTTAATCGTCGTATTTATTACTTGACCTAGTTCGCCGTATAGGTTAATTGAATCGGTATCGGAGACGCTGACCGTACTGGCAGAATTCGTGCCGTAATTGATTGAGACTGAATTTCTTACATCTCCGCCTTTAGTTCTAATCTTTAGACCACGGCTTAACGCGTCATTAGCTGAGAGTTCTGTATAACCATTAGTTGCTAGGTAAGTGGATCGGTGAGTGGAATCCGCGTAACCGATTTGACCCTGAGCCGTCTCGTATAAATATCCGAGTCCAGAAGTCGCAAGCGCTGAGACTAGAGAATACATATCGGTACGGTTAGAAGTTCGATGAGCTAGTTCATAATTGCCTGGAGTATCTATCTCGCCAAGCCCCGTATTTTGCGCGTTCGCCCAAGTCTCTGTGGCTGGCGTGTAAGTCGCCCACGTTAGAGCTGGCGGAACTTCGCCCCAGTTATTTAGTAATAAATCTTCCAGAATCGAAAGTATTTGATCTCCGTCGTAATCTTGACTTAATACGCCATAAGTCAACGCTTTAGGTAATCGAGAGAGAGCGCCTAGAGCTGTTACTGAGACGGTCTGCGTATATGCACTTGATCCAGAAGAAGTTACTTCGATTCCGAATTCACTTACTGAGCCGCCGAAGATTGGAATATAAGTAGCAGTTGAATCCTGAATCTCGACTGAAAGAGAATCGTTAATATCTATTAGCACGGCGGCTTGATTAGTATTGATAATGCGAAGCGAGCAATAGCCAGCGACGGCTTGCGTGTAGATATTATTTCGACCGCTTTCAATAGTCATAGACGCCAGAGTTACATCGGTGTACTCCACCGAGTTAATCTTTAAGCGCCAGACTGGAGTAAATACGGTCATTACGTTACCGCGTTCTGGAATCTACCAGCGCCGCCAGTTCCACGGTCGAAAGATTCGTTAATGACATTCACGATTGCTCTGGCTGTACCTTCGGAATCAATAGCGCCGCTAACGTTATTGGTTATGATAATCGTATCTCCGCGCTCGCCAGCTCTGAAAGCGGCGGCTCCAGCGGCTATTGAAGTGGCGCTCTGGCTAGGCATTGACGCCGCTATCGAAGTTGGCAAGGTAGTACCCGAAGCCGTGCCAGTAATAGTTGGCGTAGATATATTAGGAATCGGAACTGTTGGAATTGAGACGCTAGGAGCGTTAACGGCTGGCGCTGATATTGTCGGAACGCTAATAGATGGCGCTGAAATCTTGCCTATATTTGGTAAGAATGGAATCGAATTGTAAGCGCCGATAAGCCCGTTAATCCCTGCAACGGCTCCCTGAATGAGTGTGTTAAGTCCACGAATGACGAATCCGATCGTATCGATTACACCGTTCGCGATATTGGCGATAACTGTAAACGCACCGCCTAAAACTTTAGATAATACGGGAACAATATAAGTAACTATGAATTGACCGAATGCTAATAATTCCGCTTTATTATCTTGGATAGCCTGGGTAACTGGCTCGAATATCTTAGCGAAGCGACCTATTGCTGGAATTATATTATCGACGACGTAAGTAACTAGCTGTTGCAGAATAGGTAATAGTTTTGCTCCGACTGATTCTTTTGCTTCGTCAAAAGTGACTTTAAGAATGGCAAGGCGTCCAGCGAATGTATCCGCATTAGCGGCGGCGGCTCCGCCGAATAGTTCTGAAAGCTTGCCCTGGACATCGGTGAAGCTCATAGTTTTTAATTCTGCGGCAGATAATCCGATTCCAAGTTTTCCTAGTGCTACGGTATTTCCATCGTATGCGCGACCGAGTGCGTTAGCTATTGTCTCGACTGGTTTACCGGTAGCGATTGAAATATCTAAAGCTTGATTAAGTAATTTCTGCGAAATTTCGACATCGCCCGTCGACCTCGCTAGTCGAGCTAAGGCTGGACGCAACTGTTCATCGGCGACGCCCGAAGATAATGACATCTTTAAGATATTGGCTTCAACAGCTTTAATCTGATCCTGAGTCGCGCCAGTAGAATTTTCTAAAGCTTTAGCTAATTTGACTTGCGCCTGTTCATCTTCGATTGCGGCTTTAACGCCATCGACGCCTATCTTGATTGCATATGCGCCAGCGGCGGCGGCGGCGGCGGCGAACGCCAGACCTGCCTTCTTTCCGAAGTCGGCTAGTTTACCGCCAAAGCCTTCGACTTCATTCGTACCCTTATCAAGATTCTTAGTTAAGTCGCTTATATCTGCAAGAAGCTTTAACGTTAACGCTCTGGATTCAGCCATTACCATTCCTTCAATACGCGACCGAATGCGTCAGTCCAGCGCGATACGATTTCGGGTTGAATCT